GAGTAAAGATTTTATGATTGAAAGCCATATCACGATAGAACTTAACTTCTATTGTAAATATATTATGTTTATGTGGTACATAAAGGTCTCCCTTAATTTTACCACTACCGCTTCCTGGAGTCTGTGTAAAGGTTAGACCAGTATGTCTGTGTAACATGGCAGCGACTTTTAACTCTGCGTCATGTCCTTTCCTTCTTGAATTAACCAATCATTTTCTCCAGCTCTACATAACCTCCAATCTTCTCTCCGTCCACAATAATCTGTGGAAATGTTCGAGCTGTTGGAAAGAGTTCTCTTACATCTGTTGCTTGAAACTCTTCTCCCATCATGTTATAAATTACTTCATGTCCTTTGTTCGTTGCTAAATTTTTAGCTTTGACACAATATGGACAGTTTGGTATACTATATATTTCTACTTTCATTTCATTGTCTCCTCAATGAATTTTCCTAATGTTTCTATTTCTTGTTCTGAGAGCATAGCTGCCTGACCCCACATTGTAGAACTCATTGCACCAACTTCTCCTCTATTTTTATATGTAGTAAGTCTGTCGATTATATACTCTGAATTTTGTCCTGCAAGTGCTGGAAATACTGCCATGCCTTGACCTTGATTACCATGACAAGCTGCACAACCTGCCCATAAACCTCTGATAGAACTAAAAGGGTCGCCTTCTGCAGCCGCTCTCTTTTTCTGTTCTATTTGTGCTGGTGTTCCATGTATTCTAACATACTCTTCGTAGCACTCTCCTGTACAAGCATGAGCTCTCGCGTAACCTGAGTACTCTAAGTTTTGATATGTGTATGTTATCAATGAAAACATAACTGCTACTATTGTTATTACATAAAATTTCATACTGCTTTTCCTATTAAGTAAAATGCCATGAGCATACCGCCAAATACAAATAACTGAACAAAAGCCATAAAGGCAACGAACGGTATCTGTATATTTGCCCACCAGTCTAATTCCTTCTCTTGCCACTCTAGCCACTCTTCTTCAGTAGCGTCTACTGTTTTGTTCAACTGTAATTCAAGTTGCTGTTCATACCTACTTTCTTTCACAGGTACTTTTGGTTTTATCGGTCTTTTCCAGGGGTCTAACTGCTCAGACATGATATATTGTCTTCTTTAATTATCTCTATCTTTTCAAGCAGTGGGTGAGTCCAGCCGTGAGAAACTAAATATGTATTTAGATTTTCTTCTTTGAGCAGGACTTCCACTACTTTTTCTTTTCCTTGTTCATCTAATGCTTGATTAACTTCGTCAAGGAAAAGAACATTGATTTGACTTCTACTAATGGAAGTCATCAACTTTCTAATGGCGACTAGTGTTGCAATATTTACTCTTGCTAGCTCACCAGAAGAAAGTGCTAAAATATCGATAATGTTTCCATTATCGGATACTTCTACATTTAGTTTATCGTTTTCTACAACAAAATTTATACTGAATCTACCATCACTGAACTCTGCAAGATACTCGTTTGTAAGTATCTCTAGTTCCTTGACAAGGGATTCGATTTTGTAGGCCAAGAGCCCGTTTGTACTAAATGCTTTTTTAAGTATCTCAAGAATCGTAAGTTTGTCCTCTGAACCGCTAAGTCTAAGTTCGAGTGATGACAGTTGCTCTTGAAACTGTTCAGTTTGTTCTTGTATAATTCCAATTCTTGTGTTGTGTCGTTCTCTTCTTTCATTTTCTTCTACTATCTTCGAAAGAGAGTTCCTAGTAGTGGCAATCCTCTCGCGAAGCGCTTGAATCTTATCGCCCAACTCTTCTCCGTTAATGACTTGTGTAGGGAGTTTGTTGTCGATACTCCTGTAGATGCTTTCCCAATCTTCGATGTTTTTGGCTGCTGTCCTATGTATCTCATTCTGTTCTTCTACCTCTTCTAGTTTTTCTCTATCTTTTTGTGCAAACTTTTCGCACTGTTGTTTTCTTTCTGTGTGTTCTTTTATTGATGTTTCCACAAATAGTTGGTCAATATCTTGACCACAAGTAACACACTCTGCATTTTCCATACCCGCTAGGGCTTCGTATTTCTGTATCATTTTTTCTTCATGTATAGCTTCTGACTTCCATGCTCCTAAACGAGTAAGGTAATCAGTTCTATCCACAAGCTCTGGATACATTGCTAATAATCTTTTGTTTTCGTGAAGGTCGATTGATTTTAACTGTTCCTTCAGATTATTATTAGTATTTATATTTTTGTTCTTTTCGGAGATATTTTCAAACTCTACTTGTAGAGAACTTAAAGTTTTCTCATCATCTTCCGACTGAAATGGTAAATCCATTTTCTCAAGTAGTGTCGTATCTTCCAAAAAATTATCTTCTAACCATTTCTCAATAGTTGAGATTTTGGCGTTGGTTGCTGTAATATCACTTGAAGCTACTCGTACTGCTTCTTTGAAAGTCTCAAAGTACGACACATATTCGTCTAATTTTAATAAATCGATTAGGAACTTTTTCCTATTTGTATCTGTCGCTGTGAGGAATTGTAAAGACGCATTAGTATTCTGATACACCAACTGTGAGAAAGTTTTGAAATCTATTCCAAGTATTTCTCCCAAACTTTTATATGTATTAGACGCAGTGTGTGAACTTATATCTTCTCCATTCTTCGTAAGTTTACATTTTAGTGTAGACCTACGACTAACAGAAATGCAATAAGAATCACTATCAACACTGAAGTCAAGAGATATATCATATCCCTTATTAACATATCTATTAGCGATGTCTGCTTTTTTAACATTTTTACTATTCTTATTAAATAAAACTTCTTCTAATATTAAAGGTATAGAAGATTTACCAACTCCGTTAGTTCCAACTAATTGTGTAAGTGTAGACTCTGATAAGTCTATCTCGTTGCCTGTTCCATAAGAGAAACAGTTATCCCACTTCAGTTTTTGTAGAATAATCATTAAAAACTCCCATAATATTTCTTATTTTATTATCATCTAGTGATAATATCTGCTGTAAATAAATGCCTAGTTCATCAGAGATTGTCATATCCCCATGTAAATCTAGCGTTGCTTCAACTGTTCGTTTTACAACTTTTTTATCAAGTAGTTCAGAGTTTTTGACTTTTGCCAAATCTGATACATCTCCTTCTAGTTCATAGATAGTATGGTGAAAGTCTGTCTGTACCATTTCATCGGGACTGTCAACAGTCTTACGAATAAGTTGTGGTAAGTCAAACTTATACCATGTCCAGTTCATATTATCATCAATAGTTAAATAACCCGTTTGGACTTGGTTTCTATGAAAAGATGTAGTCATTGGGCTTCCTGGGTACACAATATTTCGTTGAGTATTCTCGTGAGCATGTAAGTCTCCAGCAAACACCGTTTTGAACTTGTCAAATCTTTTCAATTCTACTTCTGGTACTACATGAGGTGGTATCTCACCACGAACATGAGTAAATAGATACTCTGCATCTATCGTTTCTATACTTTTCTTTCTATGCAAATCTGCATAAGGCAGTATCGCCCAATTATCCTCATAGTAAGTTTCTGTTATCACTTCTACTAGAGGGTTAATATCTTGTGTGGCACGAATCAAATTACTAAAAAATGTATAGTTTTTCTTAGTTGCTTCGTGGTTGCCATCAAAAATTATTGTTCTTACTTTTTGTTGTCTTACGAAATCGAAGTATAAAGTAAGTTCATCCATAGAAGGGACTCGGTCAAACAAGTCCCCTCCAATGATGTGTAAACTTATATCATGTTTCTCTATAGCTTCCTGTACTTGTTCGAAGAATAACTGATACCTGGAACAAGCCCAAGGTATAGGTACATTCTTTTGTCCAAGTTTTATATGCCAGTCTGCTGTAAATAAAATCATCCTACGAAGTTTTCTCCTGGTTGCCATTCACAACCTGTTAGTCCACCTGCTTTTAGTGCTTGTAAAGTTCTAAGAACTTCATTTGCATTTCTGCCTGTGTCTAGAGCATTTACAGATACATGCTGTATTACATTACCGCCATCGACAATATAAGTTGCTCTATAACAAACTCCTTCGATTTTATTAACTATATCTAGTTCTTCCGAAAGAGAAAGTCCACAATCAGCTACAAGTGAATGTTTTATATCTTGGATAAGTTCATTATCTTTTTTCCAAGCAAGTTTACAAAATTCGTTGTCGCCACTAAATCCGCAAACACTTGCTTCAGATACTAACATATCCATACCTGCTATTTCTGTAGGGCAGATAAAAGTAAAGTCTTTTGGGTAAAAGTAAAATACTTTCCACCCTGCAAAATCACTTAATGTTACTGTTCCCATGTTATTTTCGCAGTCAACACCCTGTAACTCAAAGTAAGGAAATTCTTCGCCTACTCCAATCATGATACATCAAACTCCTCTGAAACTTCCTGAGAAGGTTCATCTGCTTGGTTGTTTACTCTTCTTAATAACTCTAACTGTGCGTCAGCTGTAGGTCTTGGTAGAACATCGTCCATAGACTTTAGATTTGCAACTAAGTCTTTTTCCCAATCTTCTAGTTCTCTTGGTTTGCACTTAAGAACTTGTAACTGATACTCAACATTAAATACCTGTGGACCTGTCTTCTTTCTCTTGAAATGAATGTCATATCCTGTAACAGGGTCTGTTGGGTCACCTAACTCTTCCATAGCTACAATCATTTGGTCAAACAATTTTCTCTTTAGATTAAGAACTTTTACTTGTTTGTCAGCGTAGTCTATGCACTGGACGGCATAAGACCATCCACATTTTAAGTCAGGGTAAAAGTCACGAACATGGTCATGTTCTTTGTTGTTAAAGGTTTCAGAGTTTCTGTCAAAAGATAGACACTCCATAGGAATATTCTTGTTATTCTCTCCTTTAATCCAATAGACATATCTAGGTAATAAGTCACCCACCATTCTTAAGTGGTGGTCTTCTTTACCTGCATAGTTATAAGTTTCGATTTTTTCTTTTTGGGCTGAGCCCTTGGTTTGGTTGAATCCAATTGCCATTTTATTTTTCTCCTATTGTCTCCTCGAATAAAAAATGAATCCTACCTTCTTTTATTTCGAGCAGTCTGTTTGCTTTTATTATTTCTTCTGAAATTGGACATTCCAGAAGTCCTAGTGTGGTGTCTTTACTATTAACATAGTCGTGATAGTTACGGAACGATGCGACACCTGCATACTCCGCCACCTCTTTATCACTATATGACCGACCTATCTCCATCAAATCTTTAGGATTCGTGAGAAATGATTTGCCACCAAAACGATACTTATAAAATTTAAAAGTCTTATCGTAATAGTTTTTCGGTTGGATTTTGTATGTAATAATTCTAAGGATAGTGATTATATCACCAACATTTCCTTTGCTTATTTTTACAATTTTATCCCAGTTATATAGTAACATATATTATATCAAAATTTTGAGTTCTTGTCAAGACTTATTTTTCAGAGCTCTTTTCCTCCTTATTCTTTAGGATTTTTTCTGCATGTTCGGGAGCAAGTGTAGCATGAACGCCATGATGTGCCATGTCTATCATCCTACCTTCAAAAATATAACTTCCACAATGCATAAGCTCTATCATAGGTAATGCCCATATTTCAATGCCTATCTTTCTGCAATACTCTGAGAACATATAATCTTCGCTTAGATATCTGTTCTGGTCGTTAATTATACAGTCAAAGAAAGCATGTATGGTTTCATTCTGTTTAAAATCTCCTTCACGAATATGGTCAGGAGTATATTCTAACTCAGGATATGCTTTTGCATAGTCTTCAAAGACCTCTCTTTCAATTAACATAAATCCTGTAGCACCCTCTTTGATTTTTACTGGCTCAAATACTGGCGCTTTGCCATCAGGGTATGCATCAGGTAATGGATTAAATACCATATCACCTGCTACTTTACTTAATAATGAAGGATTATCTTCTATATACTGATGTCCTTGTTTTGCTACATGAAGAACT